CATGCCCTGTGCCACAAACTGCGCCACCATCGATTGATATGGCGCATTGTTCGACGGATCTGCTAGAGCAACGTTTGGATTCTGCTGTGCAAAAGCAGCTTCGGCCTGTTCTTCCGCCATCAACTGGATGTGGTTCAATATGTGCTTCTGTATCGCAAGCACTACCTGCGGCAACGTAGCAGCCACACCGCCCGTTACAAACAAAAGGTGGGCCTGTATGTGGGCCATATGGTCTTGGCCCTTAAACGCCTCTAGAGACACGTTCTCGAGCGCGTCCATATTCTCCTGTGCAGGGTCTTTCGGACGCATTTCGTCCGAAACTTCAGCATTCAAAATTTGGTCTACGTTTTTGACACCCATAGCGTCATAAACCCGACGATATACCTGCGGCATGTTGTGGATCTGCGGCGCTTGCATAGCCATTTGTAGCTCTGTTTGAGCTAAAGCAATTCGCTGGCTTTGCGAAAAGATGTTTGGGTCAGAAACTGGTAATACGTCTACACGTTCATCGAAATCTCTTGCTTTCACCGCCTGATCTGCCCCCGCAACGGCGTACGGGTACACATTGGGTAGGCTTTCGTTCATTACACGCGCCAAAATCCTAAATTCCACCTTCATAGCGTAGTGAAGGCGTTTATGGATCGCGCTCATCACGCGGGCACCTTGCTCAATCATAGCAATCGTCGTGCCAACTGCGGCAGATTGGTTGCCGTCGCCTATCTTCATATCGGTAATCGTGGCAAAACGTTGAGCGGCTTGAACTACAAACCCTAAAAGCTGAAATAACGTGCCGTCAGGGCCTTTGAAAGGCAACGGCATCAAAGAATCGCGTATTTGACCACCGGGAGCGTCTACATCTCTGAATTCACCCGGTTGAAGAGGATCTTCGTCGTCTCTGATCCTCAAACCACGGGCTTTGAAGCCCGCAGGCAGATTAGAAAGCGTTCCTGCATCGATTAATTGACGTAAAGCTGCCGTCGCAGTGCGAGAAAGGCCACCAATCGTGTGAATCAGGCCCATTCCGTAAAAACCGAAGCCGGGCAAGAACTTATAATGGACAAAATACTGGATTTTTGACGTCAAAGGGTCGTCTTCGCGGTAATTTCGTCGGATTGCCAACACTTTTCCGTTGTCTTCACTGATCGTAACGACATACGGGACCTTAATTCCGGTCATTTCGCCGTTTTCGTCCGTATCTTCATACCCTTCAAGGTCTAAATCGACGTGGCATTCCAACAAAGTGCAATCATAGTCGACCCCAGAGGCCCGAGTGCCGTCAATATAGTTTATTTCGTCGCTGAGACTGGTCGAATCTGGCTGCGAAGGCAGTACTTTGATGTCTCGATAGAAGCCACTGACCTGTTGTTTACGCAAATCGTTCAAAGACATGCGAACGACGTGCGTAATGTTCGGACATGTCTCCAGATCGTTGCTCTCATACGGCACCACAAGGTGTTCTGCCGGTATAAATTTACAAACTGGCCGCCCTAAAGCGTCATCGAAGTACACTTTTTTGAACGTAGAGCCCGCCAAGGGCAAATAGAACAGCATTTGGTCGAACTCTGGCGTGTATTCCTCCATCACATTTGTGATGTAGTAGTTCATAAAGTCTTGAACACGCTTAGCTTGATCCATCTTGTCCGTGGTCTGTGAGCCAAGGACCGTGGTTCGTACTGGGCCGTCCGCAGGCAAAAGCTCATTGAACGCTTGCGCTTGGAACTGAACTGCTGCTTCCGCCAAAAGGGGATGCGTTACACCAGTAGCGCCCCGGAAAGGTTCTGTACGCTCTTCGTAATTGAAGCCCAAAAGCTCAAGGCCCTTGGAATAGGCGTCTTCCCAATCTTGTCGTGACGCACGGTTCGCGCTGTACTGCTCCATAAGCTCGTTAGAAACTTGAGCGAGCACCGAATCAGGCAAAAACTCCGCAAGATTGTCGTAAAAATCATCTTCTCGTTCACGGTTGCGGAACGGATCAAAGTCCAAAGTCGCACCGCCATCGTCTTCTTGAACGATTTCGATGCCTTCAATCTCTACGTTTGTAAGTAGATCGCCCGGTAGGGCTTCTACCTCGACGGCCTGCAAGTCTTCGATGTCAAGATCCAGCCCTTGACGATCCATCAACGAAACAGGTGGGGTATCACCATTTGCCATATTTAAGCTCCAAAGCTTCCAATGCCTCGATTCAAGCCTACCTCACCGCCGTATCGCATACCACCCGGATTCGCTATGTCAACAATTTCGGGATCTTTACGAGGTGGCTTACCCGGACCGCCGCCACCGGTTCGTACACAAACGGGTTTGCCATTTACAAACTGCAACGTGTAACCGTTACCACATCGATACATTTGCGTAGGTTCTAGTCCAAATGTGCCGGGGGCCGTGCTTTGAGTGCCTGTATTAATCACGCCTGAGTCTGGTCCCGGTGCCGCTGATCCGGCAGTAAACGCATCTGTGTTTACGCCGCTTGTGACGTCGCGCGTTCTGAACAACGACGGCATTGATTGTTGAGCCACCGGCTTGTAGATAGGCATTGTGTAACCCGTTGCACGCTCTTCTTCCGTGCCTTCGAAAGGCATGTAAGTGCGTTTGATTTCCATCCCCTGACTACTGGGGTATCCGCTAGTGTATGGAGTTATTGAATCTGCCACATCTAGATCCACCTTTCCTAGCAACGATTGTATGCCTGCAAAGTTCTGGGCGCTTTCTTGCGCCCGTTGTTGTGCTTGTTGCTTGGCAGCGAGTTGTTGTTCGTACGCCGCGGCAGCCGCAGGCGTGGGATGTAGAGTGCCGTCGCTTGCTTCTGTGATCACCGCAGGCGTCTGGTTTTGCTGCATCGGATCTTGTTGTGCCGGTGCAGTGGTCGCCGGGTCTGCTGTCGTGGTCGTGGTCGTGACGGGGTCAACAACCTGACCATACATGCTGCGGTCAATCGCGGTTCCGGTTTGAGACGGTGTTGTAAACAAGTCTCCTGTGGCAGCCTGTGCTGTTTCAGCAGCCTGCAAAAGTTCACCTTGAGTCGGTGCGTCATAGATCGGATCGGGGTCAGGAGTAGCCGCAAGTTGCGCTTCCATCGCTAGACGATCTGCTTCCTGTTGGGCTGCAAGTTGTTCTGCGCGTTGTAACTGAGCCGCCGCTTCTTGATCGGCGGCCATTTGTGCGGCCTCTTGCGCAGCGAGTTGTTCTGCCGCTAACTGGGCAGCAGCGATACGCTCTGCTTCTGCGGCGGCTCGAGCCTCTTCTTCTGCAGCTAACGCAGCGGCGTCTTCTGCAGCCTGTCTTTGTGCTAAAGCTTCGAGAGCGGCTTGCTCATCTGCAAGGGCCTGTGCGGCGGCTGCATCTGCGGCTGCTTGCTCTGCTGCGATTCGCTGAGCCTCTTCTTCTGCAAGACGAGTCTCTTCCGCCTGTGCGGCCGCTTGTTGAGCAGCTAAAGTTTCTGCGGCAAGCCTTTGTGCTTCTTCTGCGGCAGCCTGTTCTTGGGCAATACGAGCCGCTTCTTGCTGGGCAAGTAGCTCTGCTGCTGCTTGTTCGTTTGCTATTCGAATAGCTTCTTGCTCGGCTGCAACACGGTCTGCTTCTTCTTGTGCAATTCGTAAACGCTCTGCCTCTTCAGCAGCGGCAAGATCTCTAGCCGCCTGCTCTGCTGCAAGCACTTCCGCTGCGGTAGGACCCGCTTGAACGGGGTCTGTTTCAGTAGGCGGTAAATAAACAGGCCCTGTCGGTTGTGTAGACACCGGGGTGGTGTTTACCGGAGTTGTCTGGACGGGCGTCGTTTGAACTGGGGTCGTTTGAACTGGGGCGGTGTCTACCGGAGTTGTTTGGACGGGTGTCGTGTCTACTGGGGCGGTGTCCACTGGAGCAGTGTCAACCGGCGTCGTATCCACCGTTGTAACGCCCCCACCCAACATACCCGGCTCGTCCGGTGTTTGTCCGGGGGCCGTGACAAGTTGGCTAGTGTCAAACGGTGTTGTTGCAGGACCGGTGGGCGATATCAAAACATCGCTGCCTTCCTGTAGATACATACCCGGCGTAAACGTTTGATCAGGAGACGTGCCATAAATGGTTTGCTCTGGCAGACCCTCTGGGTTTTGAAATGCCGCCGCCTGTTCCAGTGCCCTTTGTTGGGCTATTAAATCTTGTGTCGTAGGCATCGCTGGCGCTGCAGCAGGGGTTGCTTGTGCTGCCTGCTGTGCTGCGAGAGCCTCCGCAGCTTGAGCAGGAAGTGCGTAAGCGGGTAGCGCAGATGGGTCAACCTGCACATTTGAAAAATCAAGCTCTGGCACAGAACGGCCCATGCCACCACCACGGAACATACCCACGGGTTCTTGTGTTTCACGTGAAACACGAGCTAAGGGCCCCTGTGTGTAACCACGCAATAGGCCCGAGAGCCCTGATGAAATAACCGGCTTTCTCATTTGATTTACCTCGCCTCCTTGTGCGTAATCTCTATCCGTAGGATAACCCGCAGCGGCTCTTAATTCTCTTATGTCTCTCTCTGTCTTAGCTAGTCGACGAGCGACGGCGTTACGTGCTCTAGCGTTTGGAAAAGCGTCCTGATCCAAAGACCCGCGTAAATTATCTCTTTTTGCAAGCAAGCGTTTGGCAGGGTCTTTTGGCAGCGGTTTGCTGGGCCCCATGCCGGGCAGTTCCATTTGCGGGTTGTTTGGGTCGTCTATTGAAAGAGCGAGCGTTTCACTGGGCAATGCATCGTCGGGCATACGAAACTGTTGAGTAGCGACGTACGCCTCCGGCAGGCCATCTGCGTCTGGGAACTCAAGCGTGTCATCGGCGGCGAGTATTTCCGCACGCATCGTGGACTCTGGGACGTTTGTCGACAAGCTGGGATCTTCAAAACGTCTTTGCGCACTACGCGCTTCGACCTCTCCAAATTGTACCTTGTATTTGCGCTCCGCTTCGGACACTTCTGCATCGAAACCTTGTTTAGTCTTGACTAAATCGACAAATTTCGGCAAACGCTCATCCAGCATCGATTTGATACGGGTCGTAAATTTTTCTGGTTCGGGGAACCCTAAATCTTCTAATGCCCGGTTCATCTCAAAAAGAGCTTTATCGGAGCCGCCAAGCATGATCGAAGATGCACGTAGGTCGTTTATGGCGGCGCGAATCTCTTTGGGTCCTTTACCCTGCCCTTCCATTTTTTTTCTTAAACTATTTTCTTGTTTCTCTAACCGGCGTCTTAGGGCTATCACTGGCGGTTCGATCCCTCGCGCCATCTCCATAACTTCTTTCGAGCGGCGCTCTAGGTAGGTAACGATGTTATCCTCTAAAACGTCTATCTTTTTGGCAACCTGTGCGTATTCCTCGGAACCCTCAAAATCTGGGCTTTTCTCCGGCAATTTGAAATCACCAAACTTTTCTATTTTCTTTTCATCAACTCGCAAACCGGCGTCAACAATGCCAAGTTCATCAAAGTCCTTTTGCAATTCGTCTTGTAACTCCCGAGAGTTTTCTCTATGCGCTTTTCTCCTGCTCTCGTAATCGGCAGGCAAAAACTGATTCGGGTTTGCTCCGGATGTTCTACCCTCTAAGTGTTGCACGGCATGTTGTATTTCGTGCATAAGGGTGGACATAAACGCTTGCCTGCCCTCGACCGTGTTTGGCACTTGCGCGATGCCAATCGTGTTTGTTTCCGGATTGTAAGAACCCCTAACAAACAGGCCGGATAAAGGGTTTTGTCTCTCTACTTTTATTTTCGCGAGAGCCGGATATTCAGAAAAAAGTTCTGGGAAATCTAAGATGTCTTCTAAAAAAAGATCTGGAACAGGTTTAAAGTCCCCCCTGATAAAGGGGTCCTTCCGTGAATATCCAAGCTTGTTCAAAGTTTTTTCGTTCTCACCAAATTCGTCTGGTATACCAAACCTGTCCGCTCGCCTGCCTCGCGTCTGGAGCATGGGCGTGCTAGGTATTACTCGTAAACCTAACTGACCGCGTAAACGTTTGTCGTCCCCTGTTCTACGGTACTCGTCGTATTTATCTAGAATCGACCTGATAAATCCGGGTTTGTTGGGATCGTCCTCCGCAACTGTCGCGGTGCGCAAGCGAGCGTTTTGCATGGGTATTTCGTAACGGACTAATCCATCTGCTGTTGAACGAAAGCCTTTTAGGTTTGATCCCGCTTGAGCGTCCCAAGCTTGCTGCTGGGTCAAATTTTGTTTTTCTAACTTTTCTACGGCTTGTTCTATTTTTTTGCCGGATTTTCCACCGCCGCCACCTAAAATACCCAAAGAAGTGCCCGGAGGTGCTCCGGTAGCAACACGGCCCACGCCCAATGGTGCAGTTGCAGCGAAAAGGGGTTCAATACCAGAAAACGTCTCCCCAGTTTCTAGATCGACAGTTTCCATCCGCCCACGTTCAAAAGCATCCTTGCCGCCGTACAACTGTCGTTTCATTTGTTCCGGGAGCCGTGAAACAGCGTCCGCCGCCTCTGATCGAGCTTCGGGGCTTCCAATAAGTTCTTGTCCGTAGTCAATCAAGGACCCGATACCACGAACTATCGGGGTATACCCGAAACCAAACTCTGTTTTGCCATACACGCCGGGAGTAACCGTTCGATCAACAATCTCTTCGAGTTGGTTTGTTCTAGGGTTCAGTTGAGTTCGGGGCTCCCCAAACTCCGTGACCGGCGGCTGCAACACTTCTGTGCGGGCAGGGATTAAGTAACTGAGCAACTGGGACGGTAAGGTGCCTTCTTCTTGAACACCGGGAATCCCGTACGCAAACTCCCGCTCCACAGGCGCTGGCCGTTCAAACAACTCTCGATCTGCATCTTGTCGTGCCAAAGCACGCTCCAGATCCGCCAGCATCTCCGCTTGTGTACGTTCAGCCATAATAGTTCGCCGCCGATATCATTTGACTTGGTTCATAACGGTCTTCCCAATCGTCACTGGGCAAATTCACAAAGTTACCTTGACGGTATCGCATCAACGCCTGCGTCGTGCTATCCACCAAGTCATCATGGGTTCCGTTCGGAAATGCCGCACACTCTTCAATCACCTCGTGCGCCCAGCTTTCATCCGGGGCCCAGATCATCCCCGCTTCAAACAACGGAGAGATAGAATGTACTCTTGATAACTTATCATTACCACGGCTAGGTGTGAAATTTACAACCGGTATACCCACCTGCCGTAGCTCGTGAGTCAGAGGGGTCCCTGTGGCTTTTGCCTCAATAATCACCGTTTCGGGCTCCCAATACTTGTACAAGTCTAATGCGATCTCTTTCAACTCCGGAAAATCCCACCGCCCCTTCTTCGCATCGAGCAATATAAGATTCGCGGGGCCCCCAGCCTCCTCCGGATAAAACACACCCCACGTAGTGATCGCACTGTAGTCCGCAGTCTCGCGTTTTGAAAACGCCGTATCGTAACTTTGTATTACATACTGCAAGTTTGGGATATTGACGCCTTCCCACACCTTCCACCATTCGCGCTTCAAGATCGCCAGCGTCTCTGACGTCGGGGCCTGCTGATACTGCGCATTCCACTGGTACGGCGGAATCGACGCTTTTACAGACTCCAACTCCTCTTTCTTCCAGAACTCAGGCCACGTAGGCTCGCCAGACGGCAAAATGGCCGGTAACTCCACCACTTCCCACTGATCCGCATTAGGGTCTTTAGTCATTTGACGGATCAAGTTGCCCGTCATGTCTTTCTCAGACCAACGCGTCTGCACTAGAACAATCGCACCACCCGGCTGCAAACGCTGCCGGGGACCCGCCGTATACCACTCCCACGCGTTCTCAAACCCGCTTGCCGACATCGCCGTCTGCTCCGAGTGCGGGTCGTCAATAATAATCAAATCCCCACCACGACCAGCCAAGTTCGAACCGACACCCACCGCGTAATACATACCACCGGATTTCGTGTCCCAGCGCCCCGACGCCTTACTGTCCGCCGACAAGATCGTATTATCGAAAATCTCCTGATAGTCGTCCTGCTCCAGAAGATTCTTGACCTTTCTACCAAAGTTCACCGCAAGCTCGGTCGTATGCGTCGCCTGTATGATCTTCATCGCCGGATTGCGACCTATCATCCACGCCGGAAACAAAAACGACGCAAATTCAGATTTCGTGTGACGCGGCGGCATGTTAATTATCAACCGCTTCAACTCACCATTCGCGATCTGCTCTAGCTTCTCAGCGATCAAATGATGATGCCGACCCGCAATGAACTGCGGCCACATAGAATTTACAAATGGTAAAAAATTATTTTGGCAGGATTCCACACGCTCAAGCTGCTTCAGACGCAACTCTAAACGTAATTTCTGGACATCCGTTGTTGAATCTAAACTAAGGCTCAAAGGGGTCCCTGACTTAAATACTTAACAAGTGGACTATAGCCACCAGAACACGGAAACGTAAGACGCGGCGGCGATTTGTGCATCCCGTTCACCGATACATCCATCACCTGATCCGCTGAATACAACAAACACTCCGGCTGCGTGTCCGCTGGCCGCCAACGCTGCACCAATACCCAACAATTACTGCCCTGATGCCGTACCGCAAAGCTCACTTGAAACGGAGACAAGTTCACCTGATTGCCCTTCGCAACCTTCAACTCGATCATATGCAACCGCTTGTTACGGTCCATTAACAATAAATCTGGGATACCCGGTGTCTGACTGTTCTCAATGCGCGTCAGTACAACGTCCGAGTCCAGCTTCTCAATGTTAGCCTTGAGCGCCTTCCAGAAGTTCGACTCCGTCCGCTTCGACATCGATCACCTTCTCACCCAACTGGGCC